TGGGGTAAACTCATGGATGGACAGTGGCGTTGGAGGCAAGAGGTTGATGGAGAAGTTGTTCCTCAATCAGAGGGCAAATCTCCTAAGACTACAACCCCCTGGCTTCCCCTCCGCTTCAACGTTGTTGATGGTGAAGACTATGGCCGTGGACGAATCGAAGAATACCTTGGAGACCTTAAGTCCCTTGAAGGGCTTATGCAAGCAATGGTGGAAGGTTCCGCTGCTGCTGCTAAGGTGGTCTTTCTGGTATCTCCTTCTGCTACCGTTAAGCCTTCTACTCTGGCAAAGGCCGGAAATGGGGCGATCATCCAAGGGCGGGCCGACGACGTAACAGCCGTACAGGTCCAGAAGCAGGCAGACTTTGCTACTGCTTACCAGATGATCACCCAGCTCAATCAACGGCTGAGTGAAGCGTTCCTCATCCTTACCGTAAGGCAGAGCGAACGCACTACTGCTGAAGAGATCAGAGCCACCCAACAGGAACTCAATGAGCAGCTCGGGGGAATCTATGGTACCCTGACTACTGAACTGCTGAGGCCCTACCTTCAACGTAAGCTCTTCATCCTTCAACGCTCGGGCGATCTGCCTAAGCTACCGAAGGGTGTTGTGTTCCCAACTGTCATTGCTGGTGTCGAAGGCATCGGCCGTGGTCAGGATCGGGAATCACTGATCATCTTCCTTCAAACCATTTCGCAGGCATTGGGCCCCGAGATGATGGCCAAATTCATTAACCCTGAAGAAGCCATCAAGCGTCTCGCTGCTGCCCAAGGCATTGATACCATTAAGCTGGTTAAGACCGCAGAAGAGATGGTTGCTGAGAAGCAACAAGCTCAACAGCAGATGGTCAATCAAACCATGCTCAACCAAGTGGGTGATCTTGCTAAGGCCCCACTCCTTGATCCTTCTAAGAACCCTGAAGCAACAGATGCCGTCAGAAACTTCATCGGCGCAAGCCAGCAAACTCCAAGAGTCGGACCTCCAGGGCCTCAACCCTGAGGACTATGAAATCTCGGATGATGATACGACCGAACTAACTACCCGTCGTAAATCAGCTGGACGCCCCAAGGTCAAGACCGACATTGCTCGGGTATCACAAAATAAGATTGTGGTTCCTGGTCTTGGCCAAGTCACCCTTGTTATCCACTAATCATTACCAATGCCTGAAATCACCTTTGACCCCACCGATCCAGCTGATACGGAGGCTAGGGAAGCAGAAGAAGCAAGACTTCTTGAGCTTGGCAGTAGGCTTCAAGACGAGGAAGAAGAGATTCGCAATGAGACCTATGACAAAGCTCGTAGGGACTCAGAAGCAGAACTCAACTATGCTGGTAAATTCAAATCAGCAGAGGACCTTGAAAAGGCATACCTGGAACTTCAAAAGAAGCTAGGTCAGAAGGATACAGAAGAATCGCCTTCGGATGAACAAACCGAGAGTGATGACTCCCAAGAAACAGAAGACTCCAGCGATGATGGGGTGTCAGAAACTGCTCAGCTCCTGAAGGATGCTTCGGCTGAGTGGTTCAATAACTCTAAGCAGTTGAATGCTGACACGCTTCAAAAGCTGAAGGAACTTCCCTCGGAGCAACTGATTGAAGCCTATCTTGAGCTTCAAAAGAATGTTACTCCAGTTCAGCAGGCCCTCAGTGATGCTGATGCTGATGCTATTGTCAAATCCGTTGGAGGCGATGAAGCATACAAACAGACCCTGGCTTGGGCTGCTGAGAACCTGAAACCCGAAGAGGTGGCTGCCTATGATAACGTTGTCAACAGCGGTAACAAGGACGCCATCTTCTTTGCGGTTCAGGCTCTGAATCAACGTTACAAAGATACTGTTGGCTTTGAAGGTCAACAGGTTTCTGGTAAGAACGTTCGTAACTCCGTCAAAGGATTCCGTTCACAAGCCGAACTTGCCCGTGCCATCTCTGACCCTCGCTATCGGAATGATCCTGCGTACCGCCTTGACATCGAGGCGAAGCTGGCTGCTTCCGGCGATCTGATCTGATTAACTGCCCGCGTCCGTGGCATCAAAACGGCGATTGTACACCGGATTGGATTCCCCGGTGGATGGTGAACCGTCCCGCTGCCTTTTCGGCGCGGACAACTAAATAAAACACCCCTCATGCCTATCCATTGGAAGCACAAACAGAGGGGTCGCTAGGTCGATAGCCCAATGTAGAGGCAGCCAGGACAACTGGAACTCAGTGCTGGTGCAAACCCAGCTCGACCTTTTGAGGATGGGACAACCTCGTTAAAAACCCAGTCATGACTGGAGTATTGGCCTGCTGCGGCAGACACCCAATACAACGGACGTATTTCCTAAAAACCAAATACTTTAAATCCGGATAAAACCCAAGTACTTGGAAAGCTGATAAACCTTCTCTTTCCTTAAAACAATGACTGCAACAGTAACTCAACTCGGCCAGGTTAATAAGGCCGGTGACAAGAAAGCCCTTTATCTGAAGCTCTTTACGGGCGAAGTGTACGAAGCTTTCCGCAACTCCACCATCGCTAAGGGCCTGGTGATGAACCGCACCCTGCGTGGCGGTAAGGAAGCTCAATTCATTCATACCGGTCGTATTCAGGCCGGGTATCACACCCCTGGTAATGCTATCCTGGGTTCCGGCAACCCTCCGGCTGCTGAGACCACCATCGCAATGGATGACCTGCTGGTCGCCTCGGCGTTCGTTGATAACCTCGACGAGACCCTGGCCCAGTATGACATCCGTGGCCCCATCGCCCGTCAGATCGGCCAGGCTCTGGCTGAGTTCTATGACCGTCGTATCTTCCGCGTTCTGGACCGTGCTTCGGGCCTGACCGCTGCTGTGACCGGCGAACCCGGTGGCTTCCAGATCAACCTGGGTGCCTCCAAGGAGTATGATGCTCAGGCCCTCGTGGACGGTTTCTTTGAAGCCGCTGCTCGCCTGGACGAGATCGCTGCTCCTAAGGATGGTCGTGTGGCCGTGCTGGCTCCTCGTCAGTACTACGCCCTGATCAGCCAGGTCGATACCAACATCCTGAACCGTGAGTACGGTGCTGCCGGTGGTAGCCTGAACAGCGGCGAAGGTCTCTATGAGATCGCTGGTATCAAGATCTACAAGTCGAACAACATCCCCTTCCTGGGTAAGTATGGTTCGGCTTCTGGCGCCAACATCGACGCTGCTGCTGTTACCGGTGAGAACAACAACTACGGTGTTGCTTCGAACTTCACCAACAGCTGTGGCCTGATCTTCCATCGTGACGCTGCTGGCGTTGTCGAGGCGATCGGTCCTAGCGTTCAGACCACTGGTGCTGACACCAAGGTCATCTATCAGGGCGACGTGATCGTGGGCCGTCTGGCCTACGGTGCTGGTGCCGTTCGTGTGTCCTGTGCCGGTGCTTTCCGCAACGTCTGATAACTCCTAATTTGGAGAAAATTTGGAATAGGTTAGGAGGTCTCTACGGGGGCCTCCTTTTTTTTTATAGTCCTGCCCGACAACCATGACGACTCAACTCCAAGCAATCAACCAGATGCTCTCTGGCATCGGGCAGGCTCCTGTGGTCAGCCTTGATGTCGCTAACCCTGAAATCGCTATTGCTCTGAATGTACTCGAAGCAGTCAACACAGAGATCCAAGGCGAAGGATGGCACTTCAATACCGAAGTTCAATATCCTCTGACTGCTGATGTGAATGGTAACATCTTTGTTCCCACCAACGTCCTTCAGATTTCAGATAACAAGTTTGCCAACAATCAGAAATACCAGACCGTATTGCGTGATGGTAAACTGTACGACAAGGTAAACCACACCTACACCTTCCCTGCTGGATCCACCATCAAGTGTGATATTGTATGGAAGTTTAACTTTGAGGATCTGCCTCAGGTCTTTAAGAATTACATCACCCAGAGGGCTACCCGCGTTCTTGCTGGTAGAATCCTAGGGTCTCAGGAGATGGTCTCCTTTAATGCCAACGACGAGGGGGTTCTCAGGGCAAACTGTATTGCCTACGATACCAACACCTCAGAGGCAAACATCTTTGGTCTGGAAACAGGTCAGAATTTCTACATCAGTTACACCCCATTTCGTGCTATTGCTAGGTAATCATGGCTGCTGTATCTCAGAAAGTTATTGGTCTGATTGGTGGTGTATCGCAGCAACCAGACTCCTTGAAGCTTCCTGGTCAGCTCCGTGAATGCACTAACTACTATCCTGATCCAACGTTTGGTTTGCTTAAGAGGCCTGGCATTCGTCTGACTCGTAAGCTGGACAACAGCGTGGCAGGTGGTACTTGGTTCCTCATCTCAAAGGGCCAGAATGATAAGCTTTTGATGCAGGTCGGATTTAATGGTACGGTAAGGCTGTGGGATGCTCAGAGCGGCATTCAGCAGACGCTTAACGCCTTGTCTGGTACTGCTCAGACCTACGCAACACACACCAAGCAGAGCGATCTGGACATCCTTCAGATTAATGATTACGTTTTCTTTCTTAATAGGACTGTTAATGTTGCAGCTTCTGCTACGTTATCTAGTACTCAGATTCCTTTTGGCTATGCGGTCCTGACCAGTGTTGCTTATGACACGACGTACAAGATCACGCTTGATACGACAACGTATTCATACAACACCCCTACCACCTCTGGTAGCTCGCTCAACGCGGATACAATCATTGCTGGCCTGGTAAGTGCCATCAACGCTGGTGGTATTTATACTGCGACTGGCATTGGTAATGCTATCCATGTCAAGCGTGTCAACAACGCAGACTTTTCTATTGAGGCAAAGGGTGGCCTGTCTGGAACTGGCATCATTGCTTACAAGGGAACGGTTGATGGTCCTCAGGATCTTCCAAAGCAGTTCCTTAATGGAGAGGTTATCCAGATTGCTGCGGACAATAACTCCACAGGCGATGACTATTATGTCAAGTTTGTAACAAGTAACGGTGGATCCAAAGGCGCTGGTGTCTGGGAAGAAACAATCGCCCCTGGTGTGTCTGTTGGTTTGAATCCAACAACCATGCCTCACGCTCTTATCAAAGAGGCCAACGGTTCGTATACCTTTAGGGAACTGAGCGCATCTGCTGCGGCAGCCTTTGTGACTTCCACAACTGTTACTGGCATTCCTACGGCAGTGAGCATCACTTCTGTTGGAAATGCTCGGTGGAGCATAGGTCAATCCTTTGCTGTCTATGGTGGATCAGGAATCAACCTGCGCCTTGAAGTCACCTCCGTTAACGCCAACCGTCAGATCACTGGCATTCGAATTGCTCGTGCTGGACAAGGCTACACAGCCACGAACAGTGTCAGCAACAACGAGGGTGATGTCTTTCAGATCACAACCGTTGGTAGTGCTACAATTTCAGGAACCAGTTGGGCCACCCAGTTCTGGGCAAATCGTGCCGTTGGAGACCTGGAAACCAACCCTAATCCTAGCTTTGTAGGATTCCCCATCTCAGGCATTTCGTTCTTTAAGAACCGCCTGGTGTTGATGAGTGAATCCAACATCATCTGCTCACAGGCTGGGGACTACCTGAACTTCTTTGCTTCAACGGTTATTACGCTTGTTGCCAACGATCCGATTGATATTTCAGCCGGTTCCACTGTCAACACACAGTTCCGTCATGGGATTCAGCAAGCCGATGGTTTGATTGTGTTTGCGGATAACTCACAGTACATCCTTCAGACCAACTCAGAAGCCTTCTCGGCCTCTACTGCTGAGCTTAACCTTATCTCCAACTACAGTCAATCGATCTCCATTAATCCTGTTGACCTTGGAGCAACCATCGCTTTTATTGAGGAGAACCCAACCTCAAGCTTGGTTACGGAGATTCAGGTTGCCAGAAACCAGCAGCCTCAGAGCACACAGCTTACAAAGGTAATTCCTTCCTATATTCCTACCGGAATTGTGGAGTTTAGAAATAGCCTTAGTGCTTCGGTGTTTGGTATTCGATCCATCCAAGAACCTGATGCTGTGTACCTCTTCAGGTATTATACCCAAGGAGATGAGCGGCAGCTTGCTTCCTGGTTCAAGTGGAAGTTTCCAGCAGCATTGAATATCGTTGCCTTCAGTGAGGACGAGGTATTCTTTGTTATCCAAGCCGACAACGGTCCGGTGCTTGGTAGTATGCTGTTGCTGGCTGAGAGTCCTGGTGGAGCCATTGAGTTTGAGAATGAGTACATTGACCTTCGATTGGATCTTGTTGACTACAACCCCAGCAAGACCTATGACTCGGTGAATGAAGTGACCAAGGTTTTCTTCAAGGAGAACGTTGACATCGCTTCTGCTCAACCATGTGTCGTTACCACCACCCCCACAAACGCTGGTGCTGTAGAGTATCCAACGATGCAATACAACGCTGCTGCTCCAGCAGGACAGAAGTACTATGTGGAGCTGGATGG